AAGTTCTTGGAACAATGCCAAGGTCATAGGAACATTTACAATCCATGTTAATCTATATTGTCTAGTTTCATAAGAGCCTAGTCTTCTAAGGGATTTAATCAAACTAGCATCACCAGTTTTCCCCAAGCTAATAAACCTTGGTGTAGACCAATTCCCAACATTATTATTCTTATACTCAAGTAACAAGAAAGGTTCAGGTGCAGCTATAATAGCTAAGTCAAAGTTGGGGTAGTTTCCACTCAAAATACCCCATATAGATACAAAGTCCCAGTTCTCAAAGGTATCCTGGTTCTGCATTAAACTAGTAGTTTGGCCTGTAACTCCAAGTTCATCTCTAGTTACTACCCCTGAAATATCGCTATCCCAATGGCAATCAGTAACATACAATTCTGGTTCGGTTATATCACCGAATAAAAAGCACATTCCCCCAGCTTTTGCAACTACAGCTCGAGGGAATGTATTTGCTGTGTAACAATTTGTTATCTCCGTGTTAACCCCTGAGAATATCCTGCAAATTAAACCACCAATTCTTGTATTATAGTCGGTTTGCACATCAATGTTCATTTGGCAATAACAGTTTATCATTCTCAAAGAATCGAAAGCCTGACCTATCAAACCACCTATCCAACAATTAACAAAATAATTGCTAGTAGTAATCGTTCCCAGTGCATAACACTTAGACATTTCAACTCGGCTAGCCTCGGCAATCAAGCCCCCCATAGCTACAGAATAAATATCCCTAGTTTCTACTGTCCCCGAAAAAGAACTCTTACTCATTTGAAGTAGGGGTGTTTTTAGATTACTTAAATCCGAGGTTTTTACGTTCCCCACTAAACCCCCAGCTATTGCATTCGCGGATATAGAACAATCTGTAGCCGAACAGTCGGTTATTATTGACGGATTTACAGTGGCGTTTAGTTGGATGCAGCTTCCAGCTATTAATCCTGATACTGTAGTAGCTGTATTTCTGGTATTCGTTATAGTGCAGCTTTCAAAAACTATATTCTTTACAACAGCCCCAGCACCTAAAACGGCGAAAAGACCAACAATTCTACTAACCCTAGCATCCGTTTGAGCTATGGTCATGTTAGATATTTTATGGTTATTTCCGTCGAAGGTTCCTGTGAATGGAACGTCTCCATTACTACCTATTGCTTCGGTGTCTACATGGGCTGAACAGTCTATATCCTGCCCTAGCACGTAGTCACCGTCTATTGGGGTAGCAACATCTATACCTATATTAAAAAGTTCTTCAGCAGTATTAATTGTTATTATAGCCATTACACTCCCCTTCTCAGTCTAAGTCTGATTTCGTTTACAAATTTACGTTCCAAATAACCGTGGTCTACATGGGCTGAGAGAATTTCACCACGTATGGGGAGGGTATCATCTAAGACAGAAGTATATTCTGTAACATAAAGTTTACCCTTATAACCCCCAACAATATGCTTGCCCCATGTCTTAGCATGTGCCGAAGTTGCGCCCAGATACCTAGAATACGAAGCAGTAGCCTGTATCCAAGTTTCCCAGCGATACCATAATTGAAACTGTGTATCATAAACCCAAGTTGTATTCTCGGTTGTGAAATTAAGAATATAAAATCTTTCAAAAAGGATCATAGCTTCAACATCTTCAAAGTGTGCCATTTTCTGAAAAATATACTCAACTGGAGTTGAGACAACCTTTGGAACTCTACCCTGCAAAACAACTACTTGTCTATTAGGTGTTAAGAAAATCCAAGTATTAAGCATTTTCCTGAGAACTAAGTTATTAACAATACCAACTTCACCCACGGAACCAGATAGAGAAGCAAAAGGAACTGTTGCATCACCAGTTACATACTGGCTTTCAACACTCTCTCTGCCTAATAAGAATAGTTGTTCCCAGCCACTTGCGAGACAAACCAAATCATCTGGTTGCGCCGATGCAGATAGATTTATTGGAGACCAAGGTGGGGGTAAAGCCCTATCATCTGTTGGGCCATAAGTAGCCCAAGCAAATGCTTGGGAGTTAGTCTTGGCTGCAATGGTGTAACCTTTAAGGTAAGTTATAGCTGTAGTAGCCAAAGGTGCATTAGCATCTGTTATTCTAATAGCGTTGGCTATAACCCCATTCCACCAAATCATGTGCTGCCCTGTAGTCATAGTAACACCATATTCATCCGCAGAAAAATGGACCTTCTGGTTGTAACCAATTCTATCCGTAGGTAACACAGGGGTAATATCCACAGGTGTAGAGGTTTGTGTTGTTTTATAATAAACCTTTGTAGCCGAAACGAGTATTAAAACTCGTTTGGCTTCCCACCAGTATACATCTACTCTGGAAGACCCTTCTAAGTTATCTACCAGATTTAAACCAGGTCTTGTTTTTATTACAGGGATGCCCAAAAGCTTATCAACATACCCGTTGATAATCTGCATGGCTCCCTCATTAGCTTCTGCTACATCTGCACCAGGAGATAGTGGGCTAAGTAAATTTAATACTGGCATAATTTATTCCTTATAGAACCTTAATTATATAATGGACACACGCAGCCGCAGGTTGTGTTACTACCGCAGGCCTAGCGGGTCCGTATACTCCAGAAATCTCATCTGTTACCCCTTGAGTTTGGCCTACTTGAGCTTGTCCACCACTGACATTATTGTCATACCAAACACCACTACCATACAACATTCCACCCAAATGGTCATGGCCTTGGAGGCTATCCTCTTCATAAACACCTAATGACCCTCCAGCGTAAGGGTTACCCGCAGCATCCAACAAACCTGTATGATCGTTAGTTCCCACACCTTTTGGAAATATCCCTCTAAGGTCGGGTAGTCTGATTTGACCCAAACCACCTGTCCCCCAAGTTGTTCCAATATTCGCTGCTAAGGTCGTATAGGTGGTTCCTACGGTTATCAAGGCTCCGTTACAAAGTGCCCAATTAGCTGGCAAAGTAACACTATCCCCTGCATACATCATTATAGTCCCTATTGGAACTTGGGGTAGTGAAGCTGTCGGGGTATAAAACTCAACACCTGTTTCCCCAGCATTTACACGTAAAGGCATTAAAGCTGCACCAGTATAAGAAGCAGGAGTATCAGGTAGAACTTCAAAAGTGGGACTTGCCACATAATCTGCTATTGTTTTAAAATCTAGTGACACCGCATCAGAACCAACTACAACTATGTCTCCTGCATGGCCTGTATAATCCATAGGTGTATCGGGTAGCAAAGCAAAAGTTGCACTAGCGACTAGCTCATTAACATCTCTGAATACCAGAGTAGTTGATGAGGAACCTACTGTAACAACTTGGTTGGGATACCCAGAATAACTAATAGGCGTATCAACCAAATCCAAGAAGGTCCATGCCTCCAGGTTTGTTTGAACTGCTGCAACAGTTACGGCAATAGCAGTCAATAGTGTCCCAAGCTGCGTAAATTCAATAGCATCACCAGGGTTAGCCCCTGCACTAGTGTTTATTATTTTAAAACCATCCGTATCCAAATGTTGAGTTAGGGTTATAGCCCCTGTGTTTCCGTCAACTACGGGGGTATATTCCAAACCATCTGAAGACCAGATAACCGTGCCTGAAGCATTTTCGACTACAAAAAGGTATATTCCGTTACCAAAGACAATAGCACGACCATAGGCATCTAGCACTATTGGCCAAGTAGCACTTGCCGTTTGGTCTCTATCAGTGTTCAGATTAACTTGTGTTCCAGTGCCAGCTAGGTAGGTTTTAACCAAACCACCATTAAGGGGTTCATCGGTAATAGGGTCCCGCATACCTGCTAGCAGAAAATCTATCTGGACGGCCTCGGAATAACAAGGCATAACCTGTAGAGCTAATATTAAAACCAATACAAAAATAAACTTTTTCATCAAATTCTCCTTAGTATGCTGGGTCAACCAAGACACTATCTGTATCTTCGTGCTGGTCACGTAAATTTAAGATTAACTCTTTTGCAGCTTCCCTGCCCAGTCTTATTAGCTTCTCTTGCTTAACCCCGTATTCCTCACCTTGCTTATACGCTAAGGCATAAATCAAATAATCAATCCAACCTGCTGGAACATCTGGTGTAGAAGAACCTGTAGTCATAAGTCCAAGTAACCTAATTCTTCTATAAAAAATAGTGAAGTCATTTCGGTTAGGCTTGAAATAAACCTTAAGTGTTGGTGGGCTAGCATACCTATCAAACCTAGCTTGGTAGGGTGTTCCTGTTTCCCATTTGGTATACTGTTTGTCTTCTTCAAATCTGTTGATCAAATCCAAATGGTAGTCATCGTCAGTATCTCGGATATAAGCTGTTTCGATTGAACGTGTATCATCAGGTAACGTAATAGTAGCACCATCGGAATACCCAGTAGCTAATGCCCAAGCAGCGGGACTATCATTAGATGTTTCCGATGCATACCAATATAAAGCCCAATTAACTCCAACACCGGGTTCGTCTGTGGCTGCTGAGGTATGCGGAACTATACAATAATAAGTAGCACCATTGTTTGTAACAGTACTGGGTAAAGGGAGAACCTGTGAACATTCTTCCAGCGCCCACAATTTCCTTTTGTATTTATCCAAGCCTATATTAATCAAATCAAGATCATCCGCAGCAGAATTATACATTTCGGAAGTGATTGTATCACCTTCTCCAATAACCCCTAGACGCTTTAGAGCTTTTTCTATAATACTATTTCGGGTCTTTGTAAACGTGGAAGCCATTAATTTCTCCTAAAAAATAAGCCGATTACGCTTGGGTAATCGGCTTTTAATTACGTAGATTATCTTTGTTTTATATTCAGTGTCAAAGGTAAACTAGACATGTTAGTTATAGTTCCTGTGATATTAGCTGTTGCGGTTACATTGGTTGTATTCGGGATGAAAGTCCCAGCAGCAGCCGTAGCAATCTTCAACTTACCTATCAAAGTAGTCCCAGCATCAAACATTGGAAGAACCAAGTTTTCAGCATAGGAGACTATAGGGGATTGCTTTGTTACATAAGAACCGTCTGCTTGAACACCGATTGCGAACAAACAAAACTTACTATTACCAACAGTAGTTGCGGGTGAAGAAAAAGCTATAGTATTTGTAGCTACAAGAGTTACAAATTCATTAGAGACAACAGCAACAGGTGTTCCAGTTACAGTGAGATAGACTGTAGCAGAGCCTATTCCAGCAGAACTTTCTAGCTTATGATTTGCAGAGTATACGAGTTCTTCTCGTAACTGCTGCACATCTCTAGCATGTGAACCATTAGCTGTTATTTCATCAGCCATAATAGCAAATGGTATCGCTACCATTGCTATTAAAGCTATTATAAACATCTTCTTCATTATGTAGTCTGAGTTCCTTCATAATTAGTTTTTGCTACAAGGTATCCGCAAAGTTTTACGGAGATATTGGCAGCAGCTACAGCAGCTCCACCGATTGTAAGAACAAGTTTCTTACCAGTTTCAGCATAGAATTTTTGTGTTGCTGTTAATGAAGCTACAGCACCGTCAAGAGTTCCAGCGGTGTTATCAGCTTTAATATCAGTTAGGGTCTGAGCAGCAAGGAATTGTGTTCCAGATGCTTCGTCACCAACTGCTATAGTAACAGTATCTTCAGTTGTATGAACTGCTAGGATAACTTTTGTTACCATCATTCCAACAGGGATTTCACACACTTCTACTGTATCCCCACTAGCAGCACCAGTGATAGAGAAGTCAAGGTTGTAACCATCAGCTACAGGTTGCATCTCCATTCTGTTTGCAACAGATTTTGGTAAAAAGGCAGTAATATTACTCATTAATTATTTTCTCCTATAAGGGGGCTAGTGCCCCCAATTATATTATTGGCTAGTAGCTACGTTAGTAACTGTGAAAGTAACACCACAAGAACAATAATCTTCTGCACTTCCAGCGGAAGTAAACTTGAAAGAAGTCTTCTTAGTCTTGCTGATGAATTTTCTACCTACACCAGTTTCTTCGTCATAACCGAAGGATTTATTTACTGTCTCAGGTCTCTTTCCCCATGCCCATAAAGAAGAACCAGCACCGAGTAAAACGCCTGTGCAGTAATAAAGTCCTGCTGTTGTTGGATGTGGGAGGATCTGGATGTTCTCATGCTCAATGATGATAACACTATCTATAATAGCTACAGCATCTTTGAATATTGGATTATCTGGTCCACGTCTTTCAGCTTCTTTAACATAGCCTTGATACTCCGCGTTGCTTTTCATGTCGTAACAAGCATATGGATGAACCAAGAGAACAAAATATTTCTTTCCATTAACCACAACTGGCTTGAAAGGATATGTTGCTCTGGCATTAGAACCATTAGCAAATCCAGTCTTACCGAGTGCTCTTGCACGTCTGACTAATGCTGGTGACATTTTATCAAGTGCTGTTAGATCAGCTGTAGCTGTCTTGCCACCACCCCAGATAGAACGTGAAGGGCTGTCCTGGATAGCTACAAACCAAAGGTCGTCGAGTGTTTCAGAACTGAATTGGTCGAGACCTTCAGCAGCTTCATCAGGAATTGAGAACCAAGGTCTCTTACCATCAACACCGTTCTTCCAGCGGAAACCCATCTTGTATTCTTCAAGGTTAATACTGTCAGTGAAGTATTTGATTTCGCCTTCTCGACCTTCAAGAGATTGTCCTGAAGAACCAAGAACAACTTGTGTTTCTTGTCTTGGATAAATTGTAAAGGTGATTTTATCACCTGGCTCTTTGAGCAATTTTGTTTTCTCAAGTATCATGCTGTCCTTGGACGTGCCCATATACTTGTCAATAAACATATCTTTTCTAACTTCTCTAAACGCTATTTCGTCCCAGTGTTTTTTTGTTACGGGACTATCTGTGCTAATGCCTGTGCTTGCCATTAATTATGCTCCTGTTTTAAGCTGTTTGCTAGCTGTGCTTTTAATTCCTTATCGGAAAGTCTTGCTATGGCAGCAGAGCTAGTTGCAACAGACATAGCTGGTGGAGGGTTAGCCCCAGCAGCACTTGTTACAACTTGTTCTTGCCTATTTATTTTTACCATATTTACAGCAGCAGGGTTAGGTTTTGGGGTCAATGCTTTTAACTTGGCTTCAAGCTGTGCCATTTTGACACTATCTTTATACCTAGCATTAAGCATATACATACCCAAAGGGTTTTGATCGTGTAAGTTACCCATATATTGATTTACTTGCACAGGTGTCATACCTTCATTGTTAACTAAGAAATCACTAATCCCTCTTGCATTTGCATGAAGGTCTGGAACATACTCAGCATAATACTTAGCGTTGGCTTCACGCATCTGGTTCAACTGGGCTTCTTGCTCAAGAGCACCAATCTGTTGATTAACATTGTTGTGCTTTTGAAGTTGTTCAGTTGCTTTCACGCTGTCATTATCAAAATCTTCCTGAGTGGGTTTTGGTGGGATTTCTTTACGAAGTTGCCCTACCTCATTTGATAAACGACCATTAAGCTGTTGCAAGTGTTGGTGCTGTTTCGTAAGAGCATCCAGGCTCTTCTTGAGTTCCTCAGCGGTTTCTGCCTTGGCTACATCTGGGTTTTCCTCTATTGGTTCCGAAACATCAACAACGGGTGCTGTTGGTATTGCTCCTGGAGCAGGTTCCACTATAGCTTCTGGTGTTACTACGGGGGTGACTTCTGGTGCTAACTCCGGCTTAGGTATTTCAATACCTTGGCTTCTAGCCATAGACTCTGCGAGTTCAGCATCAGTGAGTGTAGTTACATCTTGTTCTGTGTTCTCAATTACAGGGGAAGTTATTGCTGGTGCAGCTTCTTGTCCTGGTATCATTGTGAACCTCCTGGGTTGTTATTTTGTCCTGGCATTCTGCCAGCCTTTTGCATTTCGGTCTCGAACTTGAGCTTTTCCATTTCCATCTTTTCTTGTTGCAAAGCTTCCATAGCCTTAGCCCATTTGCCCTTATTAGGTAGGCTTGAGAGTTCGACAAGAAGTCCTGGGGGAACAGGGATACCCTGTGCCTGTGCATCTTGCCAAGATTTTCTCTCAAATTCTTTCATAGTTGGGCTGAGTGGTTGCTCACCAATAGAAATGTCATACTCAGATAAATCCTTAGTTTCCAAAATACGTAAGATGTTCTGCATTGCTAGGGCATCTTCCTCCTGGCTTCTTTGCTGAGGGATAGGCTGGTTAGCTATTTGCAGTTCCTCCATACGTTCTGGGTTAGAAGCTTCAGAAAGAACAATCCTTGCTATTCGCTCTTTTGACATGTATTTCTGTGCTAATTTAAAAACTTTTTGCATAACAACTTGCTTAGATAATATGAAGTTGTCAAATACTCTTTCGTTACCAACAAGACCCGCTTGTCTTTGTTGCATTCCAGCTTGACCTGATTGATACTCAGAAGACTGTCCTGCCATAGATGCATTGATATTAGTAACAGCACCAATAACACTGATGTTTTCTCGTTGTAAAGTAATGAGTTCCGAAGGGAACTTGGGAGCTTGTCTTGGTTGTGGGGGTAGAGCATCAGGGCTATGCTTTGTCATAGAACCAGTCTTACCTACATTCTGTTTAAAATTTCTTTCGTCTTTAGGGTCGTCAAAAGTATCACTGGTATAGTCCCAACCAGGAGCTAATGTTCTATTAGCTGCATCTATGATTTGGCTACTGCGCTTGTTTATCTCACGCTGGGGGTCTTTCATAAATTCAACTTTACCGTTGAACCCATCGTTATCATCATATTTATAAACATAATAAGGTGTCAGTGAAAAACCTTCATAGGGTCTATCAGGATAATAAGGGGCTTTAACCACGGATGTTCCAGCGGTAATGGTAATAACCATACGCTCTTTAACAAGTTCTAATACTTGGATAATTGGAAGTGTTATCAGTTTATTGGCAATAGCCTCAGAAACTTCTTGTTCTAATTCTAACTGATCATCAATAGCTACAAAAGCTGTTCTAAATTCTTTTACTTCATGTTCAATAAGTCTAACACGCTTGTGTGTCTTGTCTACAAGGCTTGTATCCCCATAGTATTGGTTACTCTCAGCCGTAACTTCCCATCTATCCGAAGACATATCTGTAGTCTCGGCATTGTCCAAAGAGAAATTAACCATAGTGGTTAGTTCATCTTTCTTCTTAGGGAACCTACCTAAAGCTTCTCCAAGAGACATCCACTTGGCTTTGTGGCTATGGGTCGCATCCGAAGCATCAAGCTTCTCATGCCTTCCAAAGTAACCATCTTTCCAAGGAAAACGCTCTGCGAATATCTCGCCACGTGGGTTACGCTTCTGAGTTATACCAACATTGAACAAGCCTCTACCTGGGATTAGGCCATCTTCAAAAACTCTAATCTCTTCAGTAGGCATCTTGGACATTTTGGAAATACGCATAAGTAAGGCAGTTGCAATATCCGCTACGCCTTCATCAGAACCTTCAACTGGGAAAGCTCTGGGGTCTAATTTGTTTTGTCTAGCAATACCAGATAAAATATCAATGGAACTGGCAACTACATTTAATGTTTGGGCTGCTCTGTTCTCACTTTCTAGTTTTTGCTTAACTTCTTTCTGCCATTGATCACCTTTGAAGAACTTGGCACTTTCGATACCACGGTCTCTTGACTTTTTCTCATTGGCTTCAGCAGATTTGAACAACGAAATGACAGCTTCAGAAGTTTTCTTTTCATCTTCCTTCTTTGGCTTGGCGGGTAAAACCTCTTTGGTTTCCATCAAATCATGGGTATGATTATCATTTTCCCCAATAATAGATATTGTCTGTCCCGTTTCAGGGTCTTGGTTAAGAACAACCTGATGATCATGTGGGTTCTCACCATCTACTGTGGTTAGAAATACATTCTGGGCTTGGTTAAGATAAACCGCATGCCAGTGTCCATTAACCTCAGTTGTTCTATATATTGTTGCCATAACTATATTCTATCAGATAAATGATAGTTGTGCAAACTTTTATTTAATTGGTTCTTTTCGCCCTTCTTTTCGCCTTAGCTCTTTCTTCGTATATCTCATAAAGTTTTAGCACAGCCAAGAGACCCAATGCTAATACTAGAGCTAATATTCCAAGCACAAAAGGAACTAGATACAACCCAGCTATTACCCACCAAGAAATTTCTATAACCTTAGCTAACTTCAATGTTATCAAAACAATAGTTAACAAACCATAAAAACCTACCCCGCCATTTACATTCGCCCCTTCTTCGTTACTCATTCTATACTCCTTGAGTTATTTTATACTGACATCCAGCTTTGATTATAATCGCTTTTGCCTTGTTGGTCAAATATTTCATCCCAAGGGTCTTTACGTTTCTTTGTTTTTGGCTCTCCCATTGACTTAAAGGAACTATCTTTATGTTTCATAGTTACCATATAAGCTTCTAAAATGTTGGGAGATTTAACACCACGGGACTTCATTTTCATCTTACCCTCTATCTTAATAACGCTGGTGTCACAATCTTTTTCGTCTCGTTTCATAGCCATACATTCATTAACAAACTTCTTTGTTAGCTTGTGCTTGGCGGGGAAAGAGATAGTCCCATTCTCAAATGTTGTCCTAACTTTCCAATACAATTCATCTCTTAATCTATTAAATCTTTTCTTCTGAGCATAAGTGCCCTTGGCTGCTTGGGGTTTTTCTTTTGTCTTGGTATTTACATCCACTCCAGTTATCTTTCCTGGGAACCTAGCATCTAGCAGATCATAAACTCCAGCACCAATACCAATCATGTCAACATACATGTGGTCACATTCCCATTCCAAAAAGACTTCAGCAGCAGCTTCAGCAAGCTCAGGAATTTTAAGTTTCTTAAATTCCATCATATCAATTATCTTCTTACCATCTCGGATAATAACCGCAGCAGGGTCTTCCCCTAGTCTAGCTGGGTCAAGTCCCATTATTCTTAGAGTGGTATCATCTGTGATATACTCTCTACCCTTGGCATTATCAATCCAGTTTTGTGGGAGTAAGGTATCTTCTGATTGTGTTGGTGGTAGACCCAAGACATTAACACGATACTCTGTGCTATCTTCACCATGAATTTCTAGGGTTCTAGCAGTTTTATCCTGATCAACATTCTCAGAAAATCTACTATCCCAATGAAGCTTCCACCAGAACTTAGCTCGAGTGTCATAGTGAGTTTCATAGGCATAGCCGTAGGACTTAGTTGGGTTGAAGATTAAGAGGGCAAAGTTTACAGGACCAGTTGTCGTAGTTTCAAGTGAACTTAAGACTGGTTCAGGGACACCATCGGCTTCATCAACACCAACCATCATATAATCTTCATGGAGACCATCCATGTTCTTGGCTTGGGTTTTCTTATCAGCAGCTTTCGGTGCAGTTTTTAATCTAGCCCACCAACTCTTACCCTCTTCATTTGGGTTCTCTTTATTCTTCATAAAGATTTTATCTGTCTGAACTACAATATCATCATAGAAAACAAAACACTGGTTTCCTTCTTTGTCAGTTCTGTTAATCCACTTGGCAATCTCAGCTAATAACACATCTCTCATTTGATCTCTGGATGGTCCAGTTAAAGGTATCTTGGAATTTTTAAAGCAACAAAGGAACCACAAGATAGCCCAGGCTAAGAAAGCGTCCTTACCCGTACCCTTTCCAGACATAACAGAAATGCCTTCAAGGTTTGCGATTTTGAGTTCTTCGGGTGTTAATGTTTGTGGGCCGTCAAGCCACTTCCTCATTTTACAACCAACAATACTAGATAGGGCAGCTGCCCCTTCTTTCTGTTGAGTGGTAATAGAGGTTATACCAAGAGCTTCTACAAAGAACCTCTCAGCATCAAGTTGCCATTCGCCTATCAGACCTACAACTTGTTGTCTAACGTTCGCGTCTT